ACTGCGGGGATATCTGGGGCAACCATGTTCCCGGGGTTCATCTACGTCTATCGGCCCAGTACAAATTCCGTAGTCGGGATCGTGGCGGTGCCGAAGTTTAGCACGGCTAACGTGATGGACAACATAACGTCCTACGGGTCTAGTCGTGCGTTTGGCGGGTCTGATCGCGGAGGCGAAAAGTATTTCACTTCATGGACCCAGACATGGACGACCACCATGATGGGGCTTTACTGGAACCTTAGCAGCGTGAATGCGCTCGCAGGAGATCTAGTCGTATATGAGATGTGGGGCAGTAACTACTTCTCCTACGGTGGCGCTGTTGATAGTGAGTGGACAATTTGGTTGCAGGTTGGGTGGTCTGGAGAGATCAACCCTTCAAACCCCTCCGCTGGATACTCTTACGATCAGTCATATGGGCTGGCGACAACAGGAGACGTTGCGGACGCGAGGGGCTTTAATACTTTCTTCTACTGGAACGATTTGTCGCCGGGTCCAGCCCCGGCGATCCCGACCCTCTTTTCGGCCCCAGTGAACCTGACCGACGTATCCCCCGGTACTGGCCCGCATATCTCTCTCACCTTCGACAACCCGGTAGGGATCATCGGCCCCACCATCGGCCCGTCCGTGGGTCAGATCGCCGTTACCAGCGTGACGCAGGTGGACACGACGCACATCGATCTGAACCTCGCCACCGCCCCCTCTGAAGTGCTGTCCGGTGAGGCCCAAGCCTGCAACGCATTTAGGGCTCCCACGGGCACAGAAGCTACGGACGAAAACCCACTTCCCAGCCCTCCCACGGGCGGGACCGCGACTGATACAGGTGGAGGCGTATGATCAAGGTCACTTGGAATCCGGCCACAACCGTAGGGATCGCGAAGTACAACCTGGAGTCGTCGGCAGACGGCGTTACCTACGCCGCTGTCGCTACCATTACACACGCGATCCCGGGGCCGAATTACGACGGCACGCTTGGCGTGTTCTACTACGACCACGTTGCCGGGACTGGGGCCACTTGGTATCGGGTGAACGCAGAGGACGGGTCGGGCAACGTGTCGCCCTGGAGCGCACCGTTCCGGGCGACAGGGGTTCCGATCCCCGTATGGGATACGGCCGGGAACCTCGTCAATCAGGCGCTTGTCGAGGTCGGTTTGAGCAACGTGACGGACCCCTACGCCAGCACGGACGCCAGCGTGAAGCAGATGTGCTGGCTCCTGAAAAGCCTAGGCAAGAGGCTCATTCACCCGCGAATGGGCCCACCGTGGAGCTATCTCCGCAAGGAGCACGTTTTTACCACGGTAGCTGGTCAGTCGAAATACTGCCTCCCTAGCGACTTCCACAACATGATCGACCAGACGGGGTGGAACCGGACGAACCGGCTCCCGCTGGGAGGCCCCCTGTCGGCCCAGGAGTGGCAGTACCTCAAGGCCCGTCTGGTGGGGGTGGTGTTCACGGTCCTGTTCCGGCCGATGGAGCGGAGCATCAACATCTACCCGGATACGAATACCCCGGCAGGCTACGTCATCGCGTTCGAGTATTGCTCGGGTTGGTGGGCCTCCACGCTGGCGTCCCCCAATACGACCTCGGCTGACACGGTTACGGCCTCGACCGACTACGTGTGGTTCGACCCGCTTCTGGTGGTGGCTGGCCTCAAGCTAGAATTCCTGAAGGCCAAGGGGTTCGACACGACATCCGTCCAGCAGGATTTCAACGCCATCCTCGACTCAGCGCTCAATCAGGACGCCCCGTCAAAGAAGCTGAGTTTGAATAGATACGGTATACTCGGGTTCGACCCGTTGGTCGGACAGCAGAGCATCCCGGTGACCGGATTTGGCTCCTAGATACCCTACCCGGCCAGTGCCCCAGAGGGCCACGAACAACGTGGCTCATATGGCCGCGCCCGTGGGCGGCATCAACGCTTCCGACCCGGCCAGCAAGATGCCGGAGTCGGATTGCCTGTCGCTCTGGAACCTCATCCCCTTCCAGTACGGCCTTCGGGTCCGCTCCGGGTGGCGGGAGTGGTGTACCCAGGTAGGAACTCCGGCTCCTAGCTATGGCGGGCGTTCCCCGACCGGATGGCAGGGGTTCAACCCAGGTGGTGTGCGGACGGTCATCGCGTTCACGGGGCACGCCTCCCGTGGGGACCGCCTCTTCGCCTGCACTCCCGATGGCATCTACGATTGCACCCATACCGGCGTCCTGTCGGTGTCGAACAGGGTCTACACGTTCCCGGTGGGGACGTACCTGAACTACCTCGGACAGTACGTCAATCCGCCCGGGGCAGGCGAAGGAATCTACACGGCCTTCGCCAACGAGAACGGGAACCACTACATCGCCTACTGCGACGGCGCCAACGGCTATCTCCTCTACGACGAGGGGAACAACGTATGGTCAAAGGTGACGCAGGGCACGGGGGTCGGCCAGATCAACGGAGCAAACCCGGATTCGTTCCGCCATGTCGTTTCGTGGAAGAACCGCCTGTGGTTCACCCCGGAGGACTCGTCAACCGCCGTCTATCTGCCGGTTAACCAGTTCGCCGGGACGGTCAGCCAGATGCCGTTCGGCAGCCGGTTCCGCTACGGAGGAAGCCTTGTCGGACTCTGGTCCTGGACCGTGGATGGTGGGACGGGTATTGACGATCTGCTTGTGGGTATCAGCAGAGGTGGCGATGTGGTTATCTATCGGGGTACTGATCCTACTTTCCCTGAAACCTTTGGCCTGCATGGTGTCTGGTGGCTAGGGCAGGTACCCCCGGGCAGGCGCATCGCTTCCGACTTCGGTGGCGACCTCTTCATCCTGTCTAGGCTGGGCTGTGTGCCCCTCTCGAAGCTGGTGGCGGGCGGCCTGATCCGTGACCCGAATATCATGGCGACGGGCAAGATCGCCAACCTCTTCAATATCCTGATGACGGATCGCGGCCATCTCCCGGGGTGGTCGATCAAGATGCACCCCTCCGACAACCTGATGGTGGTGAGCGTCCCCGCTACGCCGGACCACGAACAGCAGCTACTCGTGATGTCCCTCTCGTCGAAGGGGTGGGCGCAGCAGAGTGGCATCCCGGTCATGTGCATGGAGCCGTGGCAGGGCGACCTCTACTTCGGTACGGCCGATGGTCGCATTTGCGCGAACAAGGGGTTCGTTGACGGGCAGCTTTTGGACGGGACCGGGGCGACTCCAATCAACGCATCCGTGATGACCGCATACACGATGATGGGGTCGGCACGGAAGAAGCGGGTCCACATGATTCGGCCCTACTTCTACACGGACGGGAACACCCCGGGGTACTCGGCGGAAGCCCGCTATGACTTCGACCTATCGGATATCGGTACTACCGCATCCCCGCTTACGGTTCCTGCGAATGCTTGGGATACGGGCCTCTGGGACACGATGCTCTGGGGCGACGACCACGCAACCGCCAACAAGGTCGTCGGCACCACGGGGCTTGGGACTAGCGCGGCGATGGTCGTCCGCGTCACTGCTGAATCGAACACAACGCTGATCGGCTTCGATGTCGTCGCGGATCAGGGAGGCATCCTCTAATGGGTTTCGATCTTAAGGGCGCAGCCGGTGGAGCGATGTCGGGTGCTGGGAGTGGCGCCGTGCTGGGTCCGTGGGGTGCTGCCGCTGGCGGCGTGATGGGTGGTCTTCTGGGTGGCTTCGGAGGCGGGAGTACCCCGCAGTTGCCGAATGCTCCGAATTACCAGAAGGCGGCCCAGGACCAGAGCATTAGCACGCGCCCGAATACCGAGAACGCGCTGGGCGGGCAGACCTGGAGCACTGGCCCGGACGGGCGTCCGGTATCCAAGATGGGCTTCACCGGGCAAGCGAATGACGCCTTCCAAGGGCTCCTCGGCGGGATGGTGAACTCGTCCCAGAGGGATCCACTGGCAGGTGGGCAACGAGCATTCGATACCGTCTACAACCAAGGCGCGGCCCGACTAGGCCCGCAGTGGAACGCCAACCAGAGCGCCTTCGACGCGAAGATGGCGAATCAGGGTCTAGGGGCTGGCACCGAAGCCAACGTGAACTCTAGCCGGACCTTCGGCAACCAGATGAACGACGCCTACGGCGACCTCTTTAGCAGGTCGATCGGCGCGGGTCAGGCGCAGCAGGTGCAGGACCGGGCCGACGCCAACCAGCCCTTCCAGCAGGCTCAGTGGATGCAATCCATGCTGAACGATCAGGCACCCAACTACGGGCAGGGTTCGCAGGATCTCAACGCAGCCGGGATGCAGTGGCAGAGCGACCTCGACCGCTTCTCCGTCCAAAACAAGCAGAACGAGTCGAAGAACAAGGGTCTGTTCGGTGGGTTCGGGGACATGATCGGCGGTATCGGCTCGATGTTCGGATAAGGATCCACATGACTCCCCAAGAGCAGCAAATCATCGAGGAGTATCTGAAGTCGCTAGCGGGCACCGGCAACGGCCCGGGCGAATTACGGATGCTCGCGAATCAGCCCGGGGCCCTTCGGTCGGCCCTGTCGAACCTGTCGACGCACGGGGAGGATCAGGCCCTTCTCCAGCAGCAGCTTACGAAGGCGACGGAGCAATCGAACACCCCGATGGCGAGTGGCGGGTCGGTGCGAAACGGCATCTACGTGGCGGCAGACCCGTCCGAGATGCTGCTGAGTGCCTTCCGGCGCGGCGGTGGCAAGATCGAGGAGCACAAGCTGAACGACGCGCTCGCCGCTGGATTGCGGACGAAGCGGGGCACCACCGACGCCTACAACGCATGGAAGCAGGGGGAGGCTAGCGACCTTTTGACGCGGCAGGCCAACGAGAAGTACGGCCCGCCCTCCCCGCTCCAGCCGGATCCCACCTCGGCTCCGATGCCGGGTCAGGTGAACTTCGGCCAGATCGACGTACCGCAGGGGCCTGCCAAGAAGCCACTAGCGACCTCCCAGCGGGCTCCAGGGCCGACGCCAGAAGACGGCGGGGCGTCCCTGCTGACCGACATGAGTCCGCAGCGCGGGCGGGGCTATACGGAGCCCGGAGTCCCCGAGAACGACCCCCGTCGAGGTCGCGGGTACGGCGCCCCGGTCCTCCCGGAAGAGGTCGGAGGGGCGTCGGAGCTTACGGATATGGACCCGCAGCGTGGCCGTGGCTACCCGGCCCCAGAGTCGGATCCCCGGAGGAGTCGAGGGTTCGGCTTCCGTAGCTTGGAGTACCCGGAAACGGACCCCCGGCGCAGCCGTGGCTACGAGAGCCTGATGGCCCGGTATCTCAGGGAACAGGAGAAAATCTGATGCCCCCCGGCAACGAGGTCTACGATTTGCTGATGGGGGATACCCCCGACTCCAAGTCGGCCGCGCAGGCGCTATCCGAGCTACTCCGGTTCAAGAAGGGTGCGGCGATGGTGGGGGCGCAGGCCCTTGATCCGGCCGCGCAGGCGCAGGGGCTACAGGCGCAGGCGGCGGGGGAGCAGAAAGACCTGTTCACCGGCCTCGAAAAGCGAATGCAGTACGGGCAGGAGCGTCAGGCCATGCAGGAGAGGATGGCCCACGACAAGGAGGAGTCTCGCCTTAACCGGGCTATCCAGACGAAGCAGATCGAGGGCCAGAATATGCTGGCGAAGACGCTGGCGGCCCAGAATCCGAATCGCCTGATCAATACGCCCTCCGGCACCTATGCCCTGAACCAGCACACCGGGGAATACGACCTCGTGTCCGATAAGGGCACTGGGGCGAACTTCCAGGCTAGGGCCGACGCAAAGGAACTCGATCGGGCCACGAACGACCTCAAGGATTTCTCGAAGCGCATCGACCCCTATCTGCAATCCTCCCGGTCGGGACTCGGGGCATCCGGCATCATCAACCTGCGTGGACATCGTGGTTTCCGGCTCCTGATGGCTACACCGGATCAGGATCTCGACAAGGTGCCTCCACAGATGGTGAACGAGGCAGTGCAGACTGTCGCCTCCATGGTGAATGGCGGCTACGCGCCGACAATCCAGGGCATCAAGGATCTGGCGCCTAACACCATGAATATGACCACCTCCCAGATCCACAACTGGGTCACCAGCGGAATGCCGGGAGCCAATGAAAAGGTCTTCCTGAAGAACCTGCTCGGCGTGATCGAGCGAGAAAACCGGCACGCAAAGGCCGTGGGCGCCGATGTCTTCCTGCGCCAAGTTCAGGCTTATCCCAGAGTGACGAAGCACTACCCGGATCAGGTCCGTGGGATCGCCAAGACGCTCGGGGTCCACGACTACATGGACGATAACTTCACGCCGAAGGAAGGCGTCCTCGAAGCCCTCCAGACGGCCGGGAAAATGCTTCCCGAGGAGATCACCGTCCGCATGGCGAAGGGCAACGAGACGTTCGACATCCCCCGGATGAACCGCAAGGATATCGAGGCCGCCAAGGCAGAGGGATTCCAGGAGGTGAAGTAAATGGACTGGCGAGCCAACGCGACTCCGGTAGGTCAGGCTGCCCCCGAGGCGGCTCCTGTCGCTAGTTCGCCTAGTCCGGATGCCGCTGACGGCGGGTGGCGAACCCGGGCCGTTCAGCCTCCCGCAGCGATGACCCCGGATCCCTACTCCGGCAACGTCGGGACGACGGAGCGATACGTTCGCGGATCGGTCAAGTCCGCACTGGAAATGGCGAAGGCGGCCCCGTCTGCCTTCAACAAGGGGCTGTTCTCGCTCCCTAGGCAGTTTGGAGGCACTCGCGCCTTGGGGAAGATTCTTTACCCCGATCTGCCGCCAGAGAAGGCGCAGATGATGGTCGAGCTTCGCAACGTGGAGGACGAAAAAAAGGCCCCGTTCACTAGCGCGGTCTTCTCGGGCTTGGGGACGATGCCCTACAACGCCCTCATCCCTGGATCGGGAGTCGCCACCCAAGGTGCCCTCTCTGGAGCCCTGCTTTCGGAGGCTCCCGACCTCTACGGCAAGGCCCGGGACATGGCGGAAGGCGCATTCTTCGGGAAGTTCATGGAGGGGGCTCCCCGGGCGCTGGGCTGGGCAGAAGGCAAGCTGACCGACGCTGCATCCCGCTCGTCCCTCAAGGCAACCGGAGCAGGAGAGGCCGAGAACGCCATCCTCCGCGAAAAGTTCGGTACTCCGTATGGCGACGTTGGCCTGGACGCTGGGCGTATCGTGGATAGCCTTGCCGTCCCGGAAGCTCCGAAGCCCAAGGCGACCGGCAACGTCCTGTCGCGCTGGTGGAACAGCATCCAGAATCCGGCTCCTCGGGGCCCGAAGGGAACCACCCTCCCCGACGCCAAGCGGCCCATGGTCGGACCCACGGATGATGCGACCGACATCCTCGCCAACGCCGGGAAGATCGACAGCCACTACACGCCCATCCTTCGGGAAATCACGGATGCGGTGGACCTCAAGCGGTCGAACGCGATCGACCTCGACAGCCTGTTCGGGCGGGTGGAGAAGGCCGTAGAGGCGGCCGATACCTCTCCGTCGAGGGCCTTCGGTGGCGGCGCCGCAGGGGTAGATGCCCGCAGGCTCCTCCAGGAGTTCCGCGACGAGGCGACGCGGGCTCGCCCGACCAGCACCAACGTCCGCTTCGGAGAAGGAGAGACGGGCTCGCTGGGGCTACCCGTAGAGGGACCAATCACGGCAGGGCCGGGGGTCACCCAGCCCGCGCCTAGGCAGGTGGCAACGGAACTCGTGCAGCAGGAGGGTCTGCCGCTCACCCGGACGCAGCTTCAAGCGGGGCCGGAAACCGTGCCTCCCAGAAGCCAATACACCCCCTACGAGCCTGCCGAGTACGGGACGAACTGGAGCGGAAACAAGGCGAAGCCCGTCGAGGCTCCTCCCCAGCCCCCGGAGGCCATCGGACAGACCGTTGGCGTGCAGCGGGATATGTTCGGCACCCCAGAAGCTAGGCTCGTCGAGGGGAACCCGATCTACCAGCAGGATCCGCCTACCGCGCAGGGCCTTGCCCGCCAGCAGCAGATGTCCCCGGGACCGTCCGTACCCGAGATACCGGGACCGTCGCCGACCACCGTGAACTTCGACCCGGCTCGGATGAGCCTTAGCGAAGCCCTCAACTTCAAGCGGTGGCTCCAGCGAGAAGTGAACCTGACCGGCTCGCAGCGAAACCCGTTCAAGCCCGAAGCGGCCATCGCAATGTCTCCCGATCTCCAGCTTCGGCAGAGGATCGCCGGGATCCTGAAGGACGAGGCGGAATCTGCGGTCCAGACGCACGCTCCCGAGCTTTATGCCCCCTTCCTGGAAGCCAACAACCAGCTTCACAGCCTGCTCACGGTGCTCCCCACGCTACAGCGCGGCCAGAACAGGATGTCGGCGGCCGGGGAGGGGTTCAAGGCTTCCAGATACGCTGGTAGGTCGCTAGCGGGTGGTGTAGGCGGTGCCGGTTTCGGATTCGCCGCTGGTCACCCAATCGCCGGGGCTCTCGCTGGCGCCGGGATCATGGGCATCGAGGGGCTTCAGTTCCTCGGGGGCAAGTACGGTCACCAGCTAGCTGCGGCGACAGAACGGAACATGGCCGCCAAGGCAGGGGCCCTGAAGCTCGCGATGTCGAATCCTACGCAGCCATGGGAGCAGCTTACCTTGAACCCGGAAGCGGGCGCCCTGCCCAAGGGCATATCCGCAGTGATGGCTAGCTTGCTGGCTGAAAAGGAGAAGTAATGCCTAGAGCGTTGGACGGAACGGTTACCCTTCCCACCGGTAACCCGGTTGTCGGTGGGACAGCCGCCATGGCGTCGGTCCAGAACGCCACGAATACCGATATCGCGGCGATGCTGGAGGACAGCCTTTCCCGTACCGGCAAGGGCGGGATGGCCTCTCCGTTCCCCCACGCGGACGGTTCTTCGGCGGCACCCGGTATCACCTTCGACCTGGAGCGAGGTACCGGCCTCTACCGCTCTGGCGCTGGCACTGGAGGCTTCTCTGCTCTAGGCGTCATCGCGGCTACCTGGGCAAAGGTTCTCGCGGTGGTGAACTGGGTATTCCCGGGCAACATCACGGTCACGACGGACGCCTCGGTCGGCGGCAACGTGGGCGTCACGGGCGACCTTGGAGTCGGCGGGGATGCGGGCATCACGGGAACCCTCGGGGTCACCGGGGTAGCGACCTTCACGGCGCAGGCGGTGCTTTCGGCCGGAGCAAGCGCTGGCAACCAGAAGATCGTGAACCTGCTCGACCCCACGTTGGCGCAGGACGCGGCCACGAAGGCGTATGTGGATAACGCCGGGGCCCTTTCTGCGTGGGCCCAGCCTACCAACGGAGTCAATGCCACCACGCTTGGGCTCCGATGGCGGAAGGTCGCGGGCAGCACGATCGTCTTCTACGGCAAGGTGGTCACCACGGGCCCAACGGTGGGAAGCGAGACGCTGTTCACGATCACTGGGATGCCTCCCTACGGGAATTTCGTCTATCTGGGAGCCGGGGAAGATCCGTCGCTGGTGCTGTTCTCGGAGTATATGCGCGTGACCATAATCGGCGGGAATATGGCCTTTAGCTGCGAACGGGTTCTAGCGTCAGGAACCACGATCCCCCTCGACAACCTGACGTTCCAGACCACGGGCTAGCCATGTGGACCTATAGCCAGAGCAAAGGGGAGTGGCGGGGGGTGGCCGGGGACTTGATCGCTACTGGCTATAGCGGGTGCGGCGAATGCAAGAACGACCCGAACTGTCAGGACCAGAAGAACAAGGGCCCAATTCCTCGGGGGGCGTGGCAGATCATCGCGCTCTTCGACTCCCCATCCCACGGCCCGTTCTGCCTTCGGCTGGCCCCGAAAGACCCCGGCTCCGTATTCGGCAGGGCCGGGTTTTTGATCCACGGGGATAGCGTGAAGTTCCCAGGTGAGGCTAGCCAAGGCTGCATCATCCTGCCTAGGTCCATCAGAGAATACATCTGGAAATCTAGCGACATCGATCTGGAGGTCATCGCGTGAAGCTGCCCGTGTTCAACGATCCCGTCACCGGGGAGCCCTCGCTATCGGCCACGCTGGTCTTCGTCACCTTCACCGTGGTCGCGATCAAGTGGTTGCTAGGCAACGTCTCCGTGTTCGGGCACACGCTCGCTTCCGTCACTACCGCCGAGATCGATGCGTGGCTCACCCCGGTGTTCTTCCTCTACTTCGGGCGCAAGGCCACGACCGCCACCGAGAAGGTGGCTTCCATGAAGAGGGAGCCCACATGATCCAGCTAGTTACTGCCATCGTACTCGGGGTATCCGCAGCCCTGTGGCTCGCCTACGAACTGTACCTCGTCGCCACTCACCAAGAACCGATCTCCGTCTTTATGAAAGATGGAGCGATCAAGTTCATGTTCGTGCCCTACGGGTGGGGGGTGCTCACGGGGCACTTCTTCATGACGGTCGGGATGGATCAGAACCCGTTTGGCAACAAGGCATGGTGGTGGCTCGGCTGGGCGATCATCGCGGTCATCATCATCCTGTCGGACATCTTCCTGGCCGGGGTGGCCCGGGACACGCTCCCCGGCTGGCTCCGCATCGTCCGCACCCCGTTCCTCATGTGCATGGTCGGGATCGCGGCTGGCTTCCTCTTCTGGCCCCAGCGGGTGGCGATGTGATCGCCAAGGAGCATTGCAAACAGTCGCTCTACTTCCCCGTCGAGATGGTGGAGGAGATCAGCATGGAGGCTGCGCGCCTAGATCGAAGCCTGTCGTGGATCATGCAGCAGGCATGGAAGCTAGCCAAGCACCAGATCGCGCAGCTACCCGACCAGAGGGTGACATGACGCCATGGATGAAATACGCGCTAGTCGCTCTTTCTGGCCTCGTTGGTGGGATCGTCATCGCCAAATACACCCTGCCTCCCAAGGTGACCGAAAAGGTGGTCATCCAGACCAAGGAGGTCGAGGTGGTGAAGTGGAAGGACCGGATCGTCACCGAGAAGGGGCCGGAGAGGATCACCACCCGAACCGTGACGGTTCCTGGCCCCGCTGGCCCAACGGTTACAGTGGAGAAGGTCATTGAGAAGGAGAAGATCGTCACCCGCGTCGTCAAGGAGGGTGGCGTGGACCGGACCATCGACACCAAGGAGGAAGCCTCCAAGGTGACCGAAAACAGGCCCGTGTTCGCCCTCTCGGCCCTAGGGGGAATCGACCTTTCTTCGGGTCGGTGGGCTTTCGAGGGGGACGCTACCGTGAGGGTGCTTGGCCCCATATGGCTGGGGGTAGGGGCAATCAAGGCTGATGCGTGGTACTTCGGGCCATCGGCTCGCTGGGAGTTCTAGGTGGCCGAGGAACAGCAGGACGGGCAGGACTACCCGCACCGTAGGCGCGAAAGCGATAGCGGAATCCCGGATTGGGCAAAGCTGGCGGCCACGGTGGCGGGGACCACGGTCACGATCATCCTGTGGGCTAACGCTAACTTCATCTCCAGGACCGAGATGAACCAGCACCTCGACCAGCAGGCCAAGGACTTCTCTAGGGTGGCGGTGTCTCAGGACCACTACTCGGATGCGGAAAGAGGAACGGCTGCCAATCTCAGCGAGATCAACAGCCGCCTCACCCGTATCGAAACCCTGCTAGAAACTGTACGGCCAGTGTCGGCCAAGAGGTAATGCCGGTCTAGCGTGCTGCCTTTGGGACGAGAGCCCGCCGCGCTGGCGGGTGCTGGCTATCTCTAGTCAGCCTTCCTTTGCAAAGGATTTGGAGCAGCGTTCCACGTTCTAGGTTCAGGGTTGAGCGAAGCAGCGTTTAGCGTTCATCGGTCAGCTTCTTCACCGTCCTGCGAGCCCTGGATAGGCATCCTTTTTCAGTGGATGGTCTGGGTATGCGTGCGCGTTCTCTCTGTTCGCAAGTAAACCGGCGATGTTCTATACGTCGATGGTGGTCGTGGCGTTCAAGAGCGACAGCTTACCATCAAGCTGCCCCAGAATGCGCTCCATGCGGTCGATCTCCTCGGCCAGATCCCGCTCGTTGACGTTGACGATCCACTCCCCGACCTCGGGGTTGGGAGCGTTGTTGCCCTGAGTGGTGATAGGCTGTCCGCGCTGGATGGCCTGCTTCCGCATCTGGTCGAGGGTGCGAGATACGTCGTCGAGGAACCCCTTGGCCCCGGCCGACACCTCGCGCCGCCAGTTGAGCCAGTTGGCGAGCGTCATGGCCCGCCCCTCGATCTCGACCGTACAGGCTAGGTTCGACGCCTGAACGGCCGACCGGATGTTGATGATCCGCGTCTCTAGGTCGTAGATGGACTGTAGCTCTCGCCGGATGAATTCCCGTGAGCCCCCGTCACCTTCCATCGGATCCCGGATACGGGCATCCCGGCCGAGGTATGCCTTGATGGCTAGCCGCTTCTTGGCGATCCGGGCTAGCGAGGTCTTGATGTCTGCCAATGCTTCCGTGATGGTCGTCTTCATGGGTTTTATCCTTTGTCGTTCCAGTAGATCGGCTTTGGCATTCTAGGTGCTGGCTTGTGGTGCTTCTTCCATATCTTGAGGAATGGGTTGTCTTGGTAGATCAGATCCTCTAGTCGCTGCATGGGCGGTGACTCGCGGATGGGGTAGATGGCGGCGATAAGTGAATAGGTGCGCCTATCGGCCATGCGCTCGTCCCTGTACGTCACCAGGTCTTCGCGCCCGACTAGAGCGTTGGCAGCAGCACGGGCTAGCTGCTGCATCACGATTTCCTTTACCTTGGCTTCGCCCATCTGGATCATCATCAGGCGGTCCACGGTGTAGTCGCAGCGCAGGAACCTCTTGTTGTCCCTCTCGTCGCTCACGGGATCACCTCTCCGTTCTTCCTGCGCCACTTATCCATCAGATCCATGGCTTCGATGGTCGCCTTGCTAACCCTGCTCCACTGGGCGGCGAGCAAGAAATACGCATGGGCTCTTCCTGCTGCGTAGCCACCAACAACAAGGCAGGCCATGGTCGCAACCGTAAGCCATGTGGTCATCCCCCCTCCCCCGGCGCGTCCTGCGGGGGCGCCTCGATCCGATCGAGGTCGGCGCTGAACCCGGGGCAATCGTCCTCCTCTTTCCCGGGCGCGGCATCCCAGTAGTGTTCGTGCGCCTCCCTGCCGCATCGACACTTCACGCTCATGGCTGCGACCTTGGCCGCGACGAGTGCCGCGAACCCGGGCTCGTTCACCTGCTCGCGCAGGGTGCGTCCCGCCCCCTCGTCCATCGCCAGCGCGGCGCGGAGGTTGTCGATCAGGAAGAATACGGAAATCTCGCAAGCGCGGTCGTCGAACGATGCCTTACAGACCGCCCTCGCCGCCGCCTCGATGGCCTGCGTGCGCGCGGTCACGGCCCCACCAGCACTTCCTTGCGGCAGCACACGCACTTCTCCACCATGGCGGCGGGGGATACCCACAAATGCAGGCCCCACCGGCAGAACGTCGGTCGCGCCCAAAGCCGCTCGTAGACTCCGCGTGGCAACAGCAGCCAGAACGGGACGCGAAGCACCGCCAAGACGCCAACGGCCAGCAACGGAATCGCTCTCCAGATCACTTGTCCCCCCTCGGCGCGTCCCCGGCGAGGGCGTAGCGGGCGGCTAGGCAGTACGTCGTGTGCTCGTCGTCGGGGCCTTTCGCTAGCACGCACCAGCATGGCCCATCGGAAAGCGTGTGCTCGCGCACGCCAAGCAGCGCCGCCTCCACGGTGGCGAGGCGGGCGCGGAGTCGTTCAATCTCAGATTCGGTTCCCGTTGACTCCTCCGCAGGAAATAACTTGTCGATGGTCTTGTTGAAGATGCTCACGTTGTCTCCTTCTGCGCGTCCCCGGCGAGGGCGGCGCGGGCTCGACGCCGGATATCCACCGACTGTTCGTTCCATGGTGGGTCCAACAACTCTGTCAGCGCCGCCTCCACGGTGGCGAGGCGGGCGCGGAGGGTGGCGAGTTCGGACTCCATTCGTTGCCAATCCTCATGCGAATGTAGCGGAGCCCATGGGGTGCAGACCCGGATCGTCTCCTCGTTGGTCATGGTACGTGTTCTCCCTTATGGCTTGCGCGGATCTGACTTGCTAGACCTAGGGCCATGACCTACTCCGTTATCGTCGCTGCTGGCGGGAAGAGCGTCGTCGTGAACGTGGATGCGTCTAGCTCGCAGGCGGCACGGGATGTCGCCTTCTGGTTGGCGGAGCACTCGAAACACCTACAGGCGCACGGGGCGGTCATGGCATCCCCTTATCGAGAGCCTTCCGAAGACGCTTTGCCGCGCCCCATGAACCGCTAATCTCTAGCGCCTCCAGGGCATCCCTCCCGGCGCGCTCTAGCTCCTGGATACGCAGGGCTTGGGTATCCATGTCGTCCAGCATCCCGCTCCAGACCTGAATCATCTCGGCCTGAGTGGCGATACGGTCTTTCAGGTTGGCGATCTCTGCCCTGAGTGCAGCCACCAGCACATCTGCGGCTTCGATGAATCCCTTAACGTTGTCGGTCATGGCTTGATCTTGCCTAATTCTGCTTCCAGCATTTTGAGCGCGTAGATGGCGTGACCTGAGATGTTTACTCTGTCTGTGTCTCCACTTGCCGCAGCAGATAGCGCGTACTCGAACAGGAACACCTTGCGGTCGTAGGGGGTGACCTCGAACGTGAAATCCCATCGAGACTTATCGGTAGGCTGGTTCATGGCTTCCATCCCGGCTCCTGTAGCTGGTGGCTAGTAGCGTATCCGCAGTTACAGCAAGTGAACCAAGGACCAAGGAAATGGGGCATTAGCTTCCGGTAAAGCGGATCGCCCCATCTGGACGGCTCCCATAGGTGCCTACGGCCCTTGGTGCGGCAGTTAGGCCGGGGCTCCGGCATCCTGCCTCTCCCAGTGAGACAGCAGCGTCCCTAGCTCCAGCGTGCGATTGCGCTGGTGACCCCCGATGACGAAGACATCCACCATCCACTTGCCCTCGTGCCCACGGTGGACGGCTAAAACTTCGAGCCACCTGGGGCCTCTCGGCTGATTCCATGGGCGCGTGCGCCACACGGACCCTTCCGGGGCCATTTCCGTCTCGGCGGGGGGCTTGGGAGGGGGGGGAGGAGGGGCCTTGACGGGCACCGTGAGCGTCACTTGGGATGGCGCCTCCTGCCCATGTCCGTTCATCTGGACTAGCTTCTCCACGATCTCTCGGAGCGAGCGAACCTCGTCCCTCACGGCCTCTGCGTTCTTTCTCATGTTCTCGTTCCCCTTCGTTCTCCACTCTTGCGCCTGCTGCGCGACCAAGGCGAATTCCTGGGTCGTGTTGTCGATCTCGTACTGCATGGACGCGGCCGCGCTGCCGTCACGCCTCTTGGTGCTAGCGTTGTCGATGCGCTTGCCGTACCCCAGATGTCGACAGGCCATGGCAAGGCCACCCGTCACCTTGACGATCATGGCTACCCGATCTCCGGAGCCACGCCCTCGATGAACTTGAACCCGTGGCCGAATTTGCGGACCACCTCTGCCTTCGAGTCGGTTCCGGTCGCCTTGAGCACCCAGTTGGGGACTCGGCCCCGGCGACCCGTGTCGCACTTCCACCTCTTAGCCCCCCGGGGCGGCTTCTCCGTCTGGGACTTCCCGTTATTCCGGATTTCCGCCTCCAGTTGGTCGGCCATGCGGATCGCCTGCTCCAGCGCCTTCACCAGCTTCGACAGCTTCGCGTTTTCCTTCATGCGTGTCTCCCCGTAGCGCCTCCATGGCGCGTTGCTCTGTCTTTCCTTCTTCGGTGGTATCGTGAATAAGCTCTAGCGCAGACCTGAGACGGTTATTCTCCTCGGACCAGCAATCAAGGCACTCCCAGGAGAAGACCTTGTGCAAGGTCAAGCATCCTAGCCTCATGGCACATCTTCGCCCTGCTCCAGCTTGAGGATGTCGTCGAGGGTCAGGTCGCTGGCCTTGTGAACCTCGCGCCGCAGCACCCTCTCGGCGTATGCCTTGAAGTTATCCCCGTACAGCTTCACCAAGACGGCGACGCGCTCCTTCACCATCGGGTCGATCTTGGCCTTCGTGGCGGCCATGGCGACGGCGGGAGAGGGGATGGGCTGATGTGGGATACCCCTCCCTTGCGTCGTCCCACGGGGCTGTGCGGCCTCTGCGTCGTCGTCCTCGGGGGCTACCCCGACCATCGAGGCGAGCCCGTACCGGCGAAGGTAGGTGATCGTGCTTCCGACGCTCTGGGGACTATCGTCCTTGGCGTGCGAGGTCAGGGCCTCCGATACCCACTCGCCGGATTCGTGGACGAGCAGCGTCGTGACGGTGATCTTGGAGCCATCGGCCATCGGTCCCTGGATCACGGCGATGTTGTTCTCTGCGAGCGCGTCTCGGCACGCATCCCAGACCGACGACAGGTCCGCGTACTTCGACTTGAAGAAGGGGTTGTTGGAATCCTTCACCGCTCCCTTCAACTTGCCCTGCGCGGCCGACAGCGCCTTGCCGATCTGTCCTATTGCGGGTGACGACATCATGGGTTTCTCTCCTTCTTGGGTTCTCGGTTGTATTTGTGGAAGCGGATCGCGCCTTCGACGGCCCTCTGGATGGCCTCCAGCGCGTCCCCTGCCGCTACCCACCTAGAGTCGGCTAGCCGCTCGATAAGGAGCACTGCCGACGCCTTGGCGTCTCGGATCTCGCCCCCGGTCATGGCTTGCGTCCCTTCTTGGGCTTGCGGTCGGCTTCCATGCAATCCGCTACGCGGCCTAGCTCCATGGCGATCGACACCAAGGCATCGGCGATGTTCATCTTGCCGGGGACATCGCTGGTGACGAGCGGCGAGCAGGGGGAGCAGATCGCGTGCAGGATGGCGTCTGCGGTCGTGATGGCGGGGCGCTTCACGGGCTCACCCCTGCTGCCTCTTCGGCGGCCTTGTGGCGGCGGTATTCCCGATACCACCCGATGCTCTCGATGGTGCGTCCCCAGCAGCGGGGGCAGAGATCCCAGGTGGTGTAGTCGACGGGGAGCCCCGGGTATCCGTAGGCTATGCCTGCTCTCGTAGACATGGCGGTCAGGCCGGTGGGGCCGTGGGTGTGGAGACTTCGCAGCTTGTCCGGTTCCGTTTCGTTGCCGCAGGAGTCGCACATAAAAACCTTCATGGTGTTCCCTTTTTGAGTGGTCCCGCAGGATCCACCGGGTCGATGTAGAGTTTCTCGGATTCGGGCTTCACTTCGGTCCCGGGTGGGATGATGCCATCGGCCTTGTAGAGTTCCTGGATGGCAGCCATGTTGGGTTCCATCTTGAGCCGATACAGGCCGACCTTTCCCCCGTCCATGGCCCAATCCAGAAGGATATGCTCGTCCTGAACGACGAGGCGAGCCGCAGACTTCCGCCAGCCGACGATGCCGTACAGGTAGGTCCGGCTTCGCTTTTTGCCCCCACCCAAGATGGCTTCCCGGTTCTCGGTGGCGTACTTCGCGATGTTCGACTCGAAGAACCCGATGCCCCGGTCCAGCTTGGCAGTGAGGGCGGCCGCTCGCTGGTCTAGGCGGGCCTTGGCGGCCTCCACGGCGGCCTCGATCTCCTGCTTCTCTAGCATCAGGTTCGCAGCCCGCTTGAGAGCCCACTCGCAGGTCTGGTTATTCGTGATGGCCCACGCGCCCTCGACGACGCTCGTATCCTCCGCATCGGTGTACGGTTGCTGGCCTTGGGCTAGCTCGGCTAGCGCGACTAGGCTCCTGGCGTCACTCATTTTCGTCCTCGCCTTCCGGCTCCTCGTCGGGCTCGTCTCGCTCGACCGGGTGATCGTTTTCCTCGTCGAAGTAGGTCACGAACTGGGTTCCCCCGCACTCGGGACACGCGCCGACACTGCCGGGGGTATTGCTGAACGTGAACCAGCCGCACTCGCGACAAACGTGTTCTAGGCAGGCCATTAGAGATCCCAGATCCCAGTGAGGATGACGTAGACGAGAACCAGCGTCACGATGACCGCCATCATGGCTCGCCCCCTTGCGCTGCCTTGCGCTCGTCCTCTCCATGCTCCCGCAGGGGCGCGGGAGGTTGGGCTGCTGCCCACGCGACATAGGAGGCCACCTCTTCGGGCGAAACCCTCCCCAGAACGTCGTCTCCCAGAATCTCCCCGGGGTTGAAGTGAGCGTAGGCTTCCTCCGTGATCCACTGGTCGTCTCGGAGGAGGGCGATCTCGGCGTCTGCCGACTCCCACCAGTCGGATTTCTTGGGGGCGTCCCAGGAGCCGGGGGTGATATCCCCGGCCTCGCAGTAGTTACCCGGCCCCCACTGAACGCTGATGGTGATGCCGTTCGGGAAGAGGAGGCGGAACCCCTTGTGGTTGGTGATGGCGAACCCCGGCTCTTCGGGGTTTCCCTTGGTATCGCTTGCCATGGCTATGCCTTCGCCGGGGCCTGAGTGGGACGGAAGCCGAGAGGCGCCTTCTCTCCGGGCCTCGACTCAGGCTTGGACTCGGTGGGGATACCCTCGCCAGCGCGGAGCGGGATCTGCTTCTGCGAGCAGACCGACGCCAGCGACGCCAGCGAGAATTCGCACTTGTGGACAGCCTGCGGGTCCGCGATCAGCTTGAACATCAGCTCGGCCCCGATGCGAGAGGAGATCTCGTCGGCCGCGTCGATTGCCAGCCCCACCGCCTCGATCGAGGTCGCCGCGACAGCGCGGATCTCGTCAGGCATGGTGGCAACGAGCAGGTTGGCGATCGTGACCTTCTGCTTCTCACGGCTGCCGTCTGCTTCCAGCGCCTTCCGTGCCGAGGAAAGAAGCTCCGCGATCGTCTTGGGATCTGCCATTTGAATTCCCCTTCCTTGCGCCCACCGTAAAACGGTGGTAGTTGAGAGTCAAGGGCCCTTTGAGTTTATTTCTTTGGCCCGCCATTGTGTCGGACGATTTCAGGTAATGCAGGGGTCGGGCCAATGATTACTCTCTATCGGTTTCGCGAAATCATTAGGCTTTCGCTCTCACGGGGAGTGACGTTTCTCGTCAGGTGCCGTTCTTGGGTTGACGATTTTCGTCACCCCGGGGAACCGATCATCCTGGAGGGTCGTGATGCTTGACGATCGAAAAACTACCGTTTACTGTCCCAGCGTGCTACCGAGTCCTCGTCGCGCTCTTCCCCCACTACAACCCGGGCGGTACCTCCTATGGCTAGCGCAGGCTCCAGCAGTGGAGCTACCAGCTTTGGTTGCTCGATCCTGCCGTTCGTTGGGTCTGACGAGATCAGGGCTCTACCTGGCGTTGCTGTCCAGCGCGGCCTTTTCCCGCAGGGAGTGGAGGAGACGCCGGATAGAGCGGACCCTACGGGCCCGGAGGTGGCTCGCAAGCCGCCGTCTCAACCGCCGCCTGACTCGAAAGCATGGCGGAAGTCCTGGAGGAAGAAGTGGCGCAAGGGCAGCACCTACCGGGGATGTACCCTGATTCAGCGCGAGATCCTGCACTACGTCGAGGACAACGCCGGGGATGACGGGTCGGTGATCGTCACCGTGGGGCAGCTAGCCGAGTATCTGTCGTCGTCACGGGAGGTTATCTCCCGCTCCAACATCCAGAAGGCGACCGCTGCGCTGACCAAGAAAGGGCTCCTACTTGGTATACAGCAGAGTATACAGGGGAGTATACACACCATCACTCGCTATGTCCGCGTAAACTATAAAGAATACCAAGAGCCAACGCCGGAGCGGATACAGCTTGGTATACAGCAAGGGATACTCTCTAGCAGAGGAAGACAGAAGCAGACAGAGAAAAGCATACAACTCACTGCGCTCGTTGCCGCGATGCGTCAGAAGTACCGCGACCGAACCGGTGAAGACCTCGACATCCCCGACCGGACCCTTGGCGACCTGAAGGCCGTCCAGAAGGTGACCCGGGATGACGCGGAAACCCTCCGACGCTGGGAATCCTTCCTGGAGGACAAGTTCTACCCCACGAAGAACCTCAACCGGTTCCGCGCCGCCCAGAGCAAGTACGCCCCGAACAAGAAGAAGCCGCCCCCGATACCGGTATCGTCTTTGCCGGAGTCCAGCCGAGCCTTGCTTGAAGCTCTCGACAGCTACTCAGGAAAGAAGCCATGAACAGCTATCGCAGGATCATGCAGATGAAGCAGGACGCCCCGAGAATCCGGTCGGGGGAGATCGAGGTTCCACCCCTGATTCCCACCGGGATCGGGACGCTCGACAAGATCCTGAACGGTGGCCTGCCGCGCCACAAGTTATGCGTGATTGCCGCCAGAACCTCCCACGGCAAGACCGCGACCGCCGTGCGCTTCGCCGTCAACATCGCGCTTACCGGGCGCAAGGTAAACGTGTTCTGGCTAGAGGACGACGAAACCGAGTTCGATATGCGGGCTATCGCGGTGCTAGCCAGAACGCCGCTCCCCCAAGTCCAGGCGGCGTATCGGTCGGGGACGCTCGACGACATCATCGACCGTATCCCGAAAGACCGGATGGACAAGTGGATGAATATCCGGACGGTCTGGATGGAAAAGCCCTACGTGGCCGAGGTCTGCGAGAAGATCGAGATGGCCTCGAAGAACAGCGTCGTGCTGATCGACCACCTGGGAGAGATCGCATACGACAAGGGCCAGAAGTTCGAGGTGATGGGGGACGGCCTCCGCATGATTCGGGCTTCCCAGCGCAAGGCCGAGTGTCTGGTCGTCGCCATGACCCAGCTGAACCGCGATTGGGATAGGCGCAGATCCCAGAGCGAAAACCCTGACCAAGTACGGCCAGTTCTCTCCGACATCGAAAACTCAGGCCAGATCGAGCAGATCGCCCGCGTGTGCATCATCGCGGAGAAGCGGCATATCCGACAGGGAGACGCTGATATCCCGAATGGCGCCTACTTCTACCACCTGTGGAAGCCCTACTCGTCGATCTCCGAGTGCCGCTGGGATGACCGGACCAGTACGCCCGAGAATCCCGAACCGATCCAAGTGGACCCGCCGATTCAGGTTCCCGCTCCCTGGTGTGATGCCGAGCAGGATGACGACTAGATGCGCGTTCTAGTGGCGTGCGAATATTCCGCGATAGTGCGGGACGCTTTTCGGGCGCGAGGCCACGACGCTTGGTCGGTCGACCTGCTACCCACCGAGGGCGACCCGGCATATCACCACGAAGGGGATGTCCTTCTGCATCTGGGCATGGGTTGGGACTTGATGATTGCCCACCCGCCTTGCACCGATCTGGCGGTATCTGGGTCGCGCCATTTCCCGGCGAAGATCGCAGATGGTAGACAGGACCGGGCGATAGCTTTCGTGCAAGCCCTGCTCGATGCGCCGATTCACAAGATCGCGCTAGAGAATCCCATATCGGTCATCTCGACCAAGATCCGCCCACCCGACCAGATCATCCAGCCGTGGATGTTTGGGCATGGCGAGCTAAAGGCAACCTGTTTCTGGCTGAAGAACCTGCCGCGCCTGATACCGACAGCTACCGAACAGCTAGCATTCGGGGTAACCCCGGTACCTATCGTCACCGATCGAGTGGCTCGCGTGCATCGAATGGCGCCGGGGCCGAACCGATGGCGAGAGAGATCCAGAACCTTCCAGGGCATCGCGGCCGCGATGGCCGAACAGTGGGGTTAGGCGAATGCCTCTATTCTCAATAGCGTTTGTGGTTCCAGGGCCGACAGTCTCTACGAACGCCGCTTACCGATCCGGCCGGGGCGGTTTCTGGATGAATGCCGAGGGGAAGGAATTCAAGGGGAGGGTATCCGCATTCGCGAAGAAAGCCATGCGAGGGCGCGATCCGGAAACCGAGGCGCCGATCATGGTGACCGTCGATATCTGGTTCCGATCCAAACGCAACGATCTGGATGGACCCCTCAAGCTGATTCTGGATAGCCTAGAGGGGGTCGTGTATGGCAACGATAGGCAGGTAGTGGCCTTGCACGCCCACAAGCATCACCACAAGACGATCCCTAGCATTCGGATCGCCGTCAACGAGGTACCCAATGCCACCGAAGAGGAATAAGCCCGGCCCGAAGGCCAATCCGGTGCTCGTGCTGCGAAGCGCTGCGGTCGAGTATGCCTACGCTGTCGAGGTATACGAGTCGAGCAAGGATCCCGGGGCTGTTAGCGCCCTAGTCCACTACTGGGACCGGCTGCGAAAGGCCGCTATCCGGTACAAGGACGCACCGAAGGCTAGGGGGCGGCCGGATGGCGCGGTAGACCGAAACCGAGCGCAAAAGCGGAGGGCTGCCCATGCGAAAGCCTAGCGATCCAGGGGAGCGCGATCGGATGGGCACGCCAAACGCTAGACTCGGATCCAGGGCCCAGTACCTAGCCGCGCTCGATACGTTCCTGGTGGACCTAGCGGGAGACTCCCAGATGGGCGTTATCCTGGGTTTCGAGGATAGGCACGGGGAGCGTCTGAACCGGCTGTTACGCGACCGAGCAGCACTGGATGGCCCGTCCGAGGGAAGCGCCATCCGGGATAGGCGCGTCGTGGACGCTCTCGAAGATGTAGCAGGGGCGATCGGGCGCTTGCGGGAAGCTATCAAGGGACCGCGCTAGAACGCGCCAGTGCCCCGTATAGCCACGCAAGCCGCATAAGGGGTGCGCCGGTATCCCCGGAGGGCTTGCGTGCGTCCTAGGGCAAAGAAAGACCCCCCACCGGACGATTCCAGTGGGGGGCGCGGTATCCCCGGAGGGAAGGGAACGGACCCGATCGGGGACCGCTAGAGTCTAGAGCGATACCAGAAACAGGATCACGGCGTAAAGGATCACGGTTTCGAGCAGGATCCCGAGGTAGACCCGGGCAAGGTGGTGTTCCATGGCTAGTAGTCTCCCCTGTCGGGCCCGAACGCTTGCCAGAGGGACAGTAGAACGAAGGGCGCGAGGAAGATCGCGAGCGTCTGGTATGGACCCACGCTAGCCTCCCCAGATTTCTCGGTTATACCGATCCAGGTCTGCGAGTGCTTCCATCCGGGTACGGTAGGTTTCCCCCACGCATGAGATCGATTCCATGCCCGTAGTAACGTCGACGAAGCGCCATCCGAGCCTAGGGATATGCGCCAGCGCAAGCCCCTCGACCCACGTAGGGGCGATCGATTTGAAGGGGGAGAATCGGATCGTAGGCATGGCTAGCCCTTCCCTTCGTTATCCAGGAACGTGACCTTCGCCGCGTCGATCGCGCTAGACCGCTCCTGGATCTCGGGGATAACATCGATCGGATCCTCGTTGCCCTTGATGATCCTCCGGGTGATCTCGCGAGCGGCACGCCTTGCCTCTTCGATCGCGAGCCCGATCGCCTTGCTAGCGGCAGGGGTAAGCATCGGCAGGATCTTGCAAGCGCTATCGGATGCCTCGCGAATGCGCTCCACGTTCGCCCCGGCTATCCCAGCTTCCATCATGCCGAGGGTAGCCATGATCTCCCCTGAGATCGATCGGAGCGTCCAGCGATCGTCCGGAACGAGCCTAGAAGGGACGCACCCCAGCACAACGTAATGGTGGGTTGCCTTCGAATTGTGAGCGTCGATCATGGCGCTAGCGGCGTCCAGCGCGATCCGGATCTTATCCTCTTGATCGGGGGGCACGAGCAGGAGATCGCCGATCGGGGTACGGGCGCAAAGGCGAGTGATGGAATTCCTAACGTCGGCTCGAACCTTTACCGCTTTCGCGTGCTCTTCGGGGTTACGGGTGATCTTCTCCGTTTCCCATTCTTCGACCTTGGCCCCCCCTTCGCGCCATTCGCTCTTGATCGTTCGACGCTTGTACTCAATTCCTCCTGTCACTCGGACGGTAAGGTCTAGTGCCAGTCCCGCTTGAATTGCCTGTTCCATGTTTGTTCCCTTTCTAGGTTACTGACTAGGCTCGTCAGGGGGCGCATGACACCCCTACGCCCCTTGTAGCTGGGGCGTTTCGCCTTGTAGCTACGTGCCGATCGGATCGTCCTTCGGGGGAGCGGTCAATCGTTCATACTGGCCTTCGACCCACCTGGATACGCTTTCCTCGTCGTTCCAATTTGCGTCACTGTTAAGCGCGGCCGGAAGGTAGATATCCCCGTGCCAGCCAAGCGCTTTAGGGGGGTCGCTAGGCATTCCCAAGGGCGATCCGGGATTGCCTCCCCCTTGGATGGCGCCGAGGCAATAGCCGATTTGCCTAGCGGCAGCCGGGTGTGCCAGCGCGAAGAGTAGGCGATCGGTATCTAGCGGGCCCCCTTGATCGTCCGAAAGGCAAGCGCGGTGAAACGTCGGCTCGCTCCCCCACCCTACGGGATAGCCTTCGATCTTGTAGACTCGGACGATGTATCCGGCCGCTTGCAGGGCGAGGGTTAGCGCCACTACGGCCGCTCCCCTTAGCTCGATCATGCGAGCAGGAATTCCGGCCGAGGTAGTGACGTTGGCTGAGATCGTGATCACGGGCTTAGCCTGCATCTCGTTAGGCGTTAGCCAGCACTCAGGGGTGCCCGTCATTAGCTCGCCTACGTCGAAATCGGCGCCAGTGACATCCCACCCCCACCCCCCGATTTCCATATGCGAGCTAGAGATCCGGTCCACGATAGGGGCGCTAACTTCGGACACCAAACGCGCCCCATCCGCCCATCCCAGATCGGCGATCTTGAGCGCGTCTCCGATGCAAGCCGCACCAGCCCATTCCTTCGCATCCCTATCCTTGTGGCCTGTACTGGAAGCGTCAGGGTCGATCGCCCTTGCCGCTTGGAGGTACTCTCCCCAGCTAGGGTACGTCTTGTCGCTTCCCTTGCCTCGTTCCATGGCTAGCTCTTCGGCAAGGGGTTAGCTGCGAGGATCTTGCCCGTCAGGGCGCTATCAGCCCCCCGGAAGATCAGGCCATGAGCTACTTCGAGGGGCGTCTCCCCTGCAGACAGTGCCTTCAAGCCCGCGAACGTCGCCCTAGGCGTCACCTGGATGGTGGGGGTGTTGACCCGGGTCCACTCCCTAACCTCTTCGACCCACGCGCCCCAACTTGCGGCCGAGCAGGTTTCGACCTTGCGAGCCTGACGCTTGACCGGAGGGCGCCCACAAGCCCGCCGTTCGATGTTCTGGTCTAGCTCCCAGTGGAGGAAATAGAGCCGATCCATGTAGGCGAACGATCCGGGCAAGCGATCGGGGAACCTAGGCGTAGGACGGAATGGCGTGTTGCCAGCGGCACAGTAGAAGAAATCCGCGTTCCGCTTGATCGTGCCCCACGCGCTAGGCGAATGCCCGTTAGCCAGCGCAGTGTTAAGGATCGATTGAACGTATGCAGGGGCGTTATCCATTTCGTCGTGAATGAGAAGCCCGCCGTTGGTGTAGCTACTGGTAAAGGGGGTCTGGACCGGATCCCCGTTAGGGGTGCGGTATCCGAGGATCGCTGATCGGGGGGTAGAGCGATCGAGGGTATCGATTTCCATGCCGATCGTGCGGCCCTGCATTTCGCCGAGAATGGTAGCAGCGCGCATAAGCGCAGTGGTCTTTCCCGTCCCCGCATCCCCCCAGAGGTAGGGAAACAGGCCAGCCATGAAGAGCCTGATCACCCGAGGAACGTCTGGGTGATCTTCTGTAACGTCGATCGGCGGACCCTGTACGGGAACGATCTCGATCCGGGTAGGGGCGCCACCTGGAACCTTTACCTTTGCGATCTCGACCTTGACGCGAGCCTTAACCTTCTCGTCGATCATGGCGTCGATCGTGGGGGGCTTGTCGCTTCCCTCCTGCTCGCCCTCGCCCTCCTGCTCGCCCTGACCCTCGCCCTGACCCTCGCCCTCCTGCTCGCCCTGCTCGCCCCTTCCCTTGCCTCCCTGACCCTCCTGCTCGCCCTCCGGACCCTCCACACCGGGGGGAGTGTGCCGACCCTCGTCGGGGCACGTGGCGTGAAACAGGCTACGGGGCTTTGGCCGGTTATAGATGACGATCTGATCCCCAACGTTGATCTCTCCGTTGCAGCGCGTACAGGTTCCCGATTCCTTCGCGGTGAAAGCCATGGCTACTCCTCCCCCTTGATCGCGCTGGCGATGCGCCGGATCGTGGCTTCCATGCGGGACAGGTACAGGGCGAGCATTTCGATCTGCTCTTCGCGCTCCCTGTCGTGGCTTTCGTATGCCTCTTCCCTCATGGAGTCGAGGATTCGCGTAGCGTCGTCAGGGGTCATTTTGTGGATTGCCATGGCTAGATCGCCCCCTTCTCAGTCGAGGGGGCGACCGTGATCATGCCCGGCGTAACTACTACCAGCGCGAACGCTTCGGGGAATGCGGCCGACACTGCCGAGCCGATAACGTCGATGATCGGTTGAACGTCCTTCCCAGCTACGCGCCTATCCCCTGCCGCATCCGCCTCGATCACCATGCCCGAAGCGTCGATCGTCACCTTGATCGGCGTGCCCCGGCCGAAGCCATACTTGACGAGCCACGCCCCCTGTAGCCATACGCGCTTCCCCCTCGCGTGCGGCGCCATCTTGATTACGCTCTTTCTCGCTTCCATCGTCGTTCCCTTTCGAGCCTTTCGGCCGGGGCTTGATTGCCCGTCCATAGGATATGCAGGCCACGAGCCAAGGAACGACCCAACAAACCCGAAGGAAATCAGGGTCTATCGGGCAACAAGCGGTGACCATTTACGGCACATGACAATTTTGGGGTGACGTTTTACGGCAGGCACGGTTAGGGTGTAACTTCCCCGGTTACAGGGATATGGTAGGCTAGGGAGACTGGACGCTAGCTCGGATAGACGCTCTTCCCCAGCTACGATCGGCACGCTAGGTCCGGGGCGCGGGGTAGGCGCTAGGCTAGCTAGGCTAGGCTAGCTAGGCTAGGCGCTAGACTAGGCACGCTAGGCTAGGCTGTATGTATGGTCACGTAGTGTATGGCCAGGGCTACGCGGCGGCAGGGCGCGAGTGGACGGACCCGCCCCCCGGGGTCATCCCGGATCGATCGGAGATTGAAAAGGTGGGCCCCTTCCCACTACCCAAAAATCGCTTGAAACGGGTTTACCCCTTTGGGGGTACGCCCGAAGCTAGAAAGCTCTAGGCGTCTAGGCAGGTTGTTAAAACCATCCTTATTGGGGATTGACAAGCGATCTTCGGAAGGTCCATGCTCGCGCGTGCGGATCTAGAACGTATGTAGATCGGCGTGACAAAGACAGTTCGCTTCGCTCACCTCGCCTCGGCCAAGAGCCTCGGCCAGCCTCCGCTAACGCTCCGGCTGCGTGTTAAGAGCCTTAAACCTTCGGCTAGACAAGTAGCGTTCCGTACTAGCTAGCTTTTGGTGATAGTCTTGTCTTAGGGAGGTTTTGATGGCTGGCAGGGGCCAAGCGAAGGGGTCGGGGCGGCTGGCTACGGCGGAGGGGCCGGAAGCGGACGCGGCGCGTGTGCTCAGTTCCGCGCTACGCCAGGAGTCGAAGCGGAGGGCGAAGGACCGGGTGGCCGAACTGAAGGCGCTTTCCGAGGATGAGGTGAAGGCTCGGCTCGGGCTTACCCAGGATGACTTTGACACGCTGCAAGAAATCATCAATAATCCCCAGAGAAACGCGATGGCGCAGCTAGCGGCCATCAAGCTGAAGGCTCAGTTCACCGTGCCCCAGCCGAAGCAAGAGTTCGGGGGTGACATCGGGGTCCAGGTCATCGTGAATACGATGCGAAGGGCCCTTCCTGCTATCGAGGTGAGCCCCGAAGATGCGGAACCCGGCGAATAACCTCTGGCGGCCCGAGATGGAGGGGGATTGTGAGTACATCCCGCCCCTGCACGTTCTCGATAGGCTCCATAGAAAGGGCCTTGTTCGTCTGGTTACCCGTGTCCCTATTTCAAGGTACGCCCGGAGCCGGGAACTGGCGAGGTACGAGGAAACGCCCGAGCCGCCTATCCGCTACTGCCTCACCGAAGCCGGGTACCACAAGATCAGGGGCGGTCGGTGAGCATCCAGGTTCCGATACGCCTCAAGATCACCCAGAACGGGGCCACTGTCGGTTACGTTGAGACGCTGGATCTCGTATCCGGCATCACCGCTGCCGTCACCGGCCCCATCGCGAAACTCACGGCCACAGGCGTCAACCCGGGAGGGGGGGATGCAGCTACCCTCGGGGGTCATCCCCCCTCCTTCTTCGGAACCGCCGCCGAAGACGCCATCCTCACTGCTGATGTTCTGGCCCTACAGGCTCAAGATGCCGTCACGGACCAGGAGATAGCGGCCCTGAACACCTCGCTGGCCTCCCTGCTCAGTCGGCCCGCCATGTGGGCTCGGCTCGGTGTCGCTGTTCAGTCCACTCCCCCAGCAAGCGGTATCACCTATGCCCAATGGCTCGCCGGAAACGCGGGTACTTGGGGTTGGATCAATATCCCCTAGAAAGACGGAGAGCCCCATGGCTAGCGAGAAGCTGAACCTGACCGACAAGTACGAGGCCCAGATCGTCCACGGCGGAAGCAATTCCGGCGACGCGCTGGAGATGCCCTACTTCAAGATGGACGCGCAACTCTGGGCCCCCGGCCCGGACGGCAAGCCCGAGATGATCGCCTCGGGCCATATGCCGCACAACCTCGTCGTCCACCAGGGGCGGGCGCTGGTCGGCAACCGGCTCTTCGCAAGCTGGGCCTCGAACTCCAACGCCTTCCTCTTCCTCCACTCGGCCTCGGCCACCACCAACGCCAGCGCCGTCTGGTCGAACATCAACGGCTCCCAGGTGACGGGCTACGGGGCGTCGATCCCGGCCATCACCTTCGCCACCGCCGCCACGGCGGCGGGCGATACCGGCACCCAGCTCTTCTCGGCAACGGCCTCCTACGGGATCACCGCCGTCCAGACGATCAGCGGCGCGGGTGTGCTCTTCTACACCTCGGCCGCCTGCGGGACGGGCGCGGCTTCCGCCGACGTTCGCCTCTACGCCTACGGGACGTTCGCCTCCCTCCAGGCCGCCAACCCGTCCACCCTGTCGGTGACCGCCTCTCTGTCGATGGCCTAAGATCAGGAGGCCCCCGTGGCCGTCAGTCATGTGAAGTCGAATACCGTCGCGGACTTCACCGGGACGGTCACAGTCGCGAACAGCGGGGGTGGGACGAACACCATCGCGGCGACGGATCTCATACGCCCCTCTGACTGGAACTCCGCGCACAACCACTTCGTAACGATCACCGGCAACACGGCTGGCACCGCGAACGGGTCTGGGACCAACCTCGTCTTCGGTGGCACCAATGACATCACGCTGAACCTGTCCACTGCTGCCGGTGGCGGGCAGACGCTCTGGATCAACGAGACTGGCCGTGCGATGTCGATCTTCGAGCCGACCCCGTACCTCACCGGCACGGCATGGTCGTCTCACCCTGCATCGACCTACTTCCAGTATTTCAGCATCCAGGAAGATCTCGCATTCAACAACGTGTGGGCACCCAAGTCCGTTAGCATCGGGTTCCCGACAGGCACTTCGTCTGCCACGACTCAGACCGTTCGCCACGGCTATACGCACTACTTCAGCCTGTTCAGCCGCAAGAACTACGGCAATAGTTACGATAGCCTGTCGTACATGACCCACGGGTCGTTCGTTGCAACCGTCCTCATCACACACTCAAATACTTCCATCGGCATGACCGTATCCTTCGCCACGGATACCACTGGCGGAACGCTCGCGGCAAACTTCTCGTCCGGCGCGACGGCCAACATCGCCGCCGTCTTCAATGGACCGAGGATGATCAAGATCCCGTTCCCTGCGACGACGCTCACGGCAGGAGAGTACTGGATCGCGCAGGCTCATGCTTCTTCGGGAGCAGGAACGACCGCAACGGCGACGACCGCCGCGCTCTACTCGAATCTCCATCAGCAGCCAGCTGCGGCTGCTAACTTTGCTTGGTTCGGAACGGGCTCCACCGTGGCCGGTTCGTCGCTCAACCCGTGGGGGCCTGCATCGAGAGGCGTTGCGGGAGCGATCACCTCCAATGCCGACATGGCCGGGTCGAGGATCAGCGGTAGCGTCGTCAACAACTGGTATTGCATACTTGGAAGTACCTAACCGGGGGGACAATGGCAGAAATCCTGATGATTGGAGAAGGGATCCACAACAAAGACCTGGAGGCCGCCAGCAGGCGGCTCACGGAGATCGGTTCGTGGAAGAAGCAGCGGATCGTCTACATCATTCCGGGCGGCAACAAGATCATGCCCGAGGTGTACCTGTCGCACCGCAATCTGGTCTTCCCGCCGAATCAGGCGATGGTCCCGATGTTCATCAAGGGGGCGGAAGTGGGCGCAGCCTTTCAAGCCGCCATCGACATCACGCTCGCCAACCCCGGATTGCGGGATTTCGAATACGTCCTGACCATCGAGCACGACAACATCTGCTCTCAGGGCAACGAGGTGCTGAAGCTCCTCTCTGCCATGGAGAAAAATCCCGAGTACGCTGCAATCAGCGGGCTCTACTGGACGAAGGGCGAGGGCGGGGTTCCCCAAATCTGGGGCGACATCAGGGATCCAGTGCAGAACTACCGGCCGCAGATCCCGGTCCCCGGGCAGGTCATCGAGTCATACGGTATCGGAATGGGCTTCGCCCTCTACCGGATGTCGATGTTCCGGGAACTGGAGGCGAAGAAGGTCGAGAAGCCCTGGTTTAAGACGCTCGGCAAGGATCCCGACGACAGGGGCGTCGGCACGCAGGATCTCTACTTCTGGGGACAGGTGGCGCGGCCGAACGGCTTCCGCTGCGCTGTCGATTGCAGCACAACTGTCGGCCATATCGCAGATGACGGCCGTATCTGGTGACGGGGGTCACATGGCAAAGCGCAAGGTGAAGGCAGAGGATGTCCCGGCGAACCTCGTTCCGATGATCGTCCCCTTGAAGCTGGATTTGGGGTGCGGCGGGAACAAGAAGGAGGGGTTCATCGGGGTAGATACCCTGAAGCTCCCCGGCGTGGATGTCGTCCACGACCTCGGCAACCATACGTGGCCGTGGGCCGACGACTCCGTGGACGAGGTGAACTGCTCCCACATGATCGAGCACCTGACCTGGAAGGAGCGGGTCTTCTTCTTCAACGAACTGCACCGGGTCATGCGGAAGGGGGCGAAGGCCCAGATCGTCCTTCCCCACTGGAACTCCAACAGGTACTACGGCGACCCCACCCATCAGGCCCCCTTCTCCGAGATGGCGTGGCTTTACATGAACAAGGAGTGGAGGGCTGGCAGCAAGGAGAAGAACCTTCCTGCACAGGCCCCTCACACCGACTCCGAGATCGCTCCCGGCCCGCTCGCGTATAGCTGTGATTTCGATGTCTCCTACGGGTACTCGCTCGCCCCTTGGTGCATCGGCCGCGATCAGGGCTTCGTCCAGTTCGCTCTCCAGTCCTACAAGGAAGCCGCCCAGGACATGATCGCGACGGCGATCAAGAAATAGCTCTTGCAGCAGAACGCTTTCCAGCCCAACGCCTTCCAGACCGGAGTCCCCGGTGGTGGCGGCGGTGGGGGGGATAGCGGGGCAGTTACCGAGACGCTAGCCCTCTCGGACGCCTATGCGGTGATCATGGTGGTCGGGGTTGCTCTGGCAGCCCAGACCATCACCCTCACCGACACCTACGCAGCAGGGGCAGCCGCGCAGGGCTCCCAAGCCGAGACGCTGGTTATCTCCGATAGCTACTCGGCTAGCGTCCGCCTAGTTGGGGCTGGCGCTGAGCTTATCACCCTGGCAGACGGCTACTCTGCCGCCATCTCGTATAGCGGCAGCTCTAGCGACACCCTAGTTCTATCGGACACATACGCTAGCGCCTTTAGTGGATCCGGGGCTAGCGCGAGCCTGGCGGAAAGCCTGGCGCTTTCCGACCTATACGCAGTAGCTCTGGGATACGCAGGGGCCGAGTCCGACGCGCTCGTCTTGTCGGACGCCTACCTAGCCAGCGTTGCGGCGGCGAGATCTCAAGCGGAAACGCTGGCCCTGTCCGATCTCTACGCGGCCGCGCTCGCGGCTACCGGCTCGGAATCGAACGCCATCACCCTGTCCGACCTGTATGCCGCCGCGCTAGCGGCATCTAGGAGCCAGAGCGACACTCTCAGCCTATCGGACCTCTATGCCGCGCAGGCAGGGGTCAGCAGGTCCGAGATGGAGGCGCTGGCGCTGTCGGACGCCTACGCCGCAAGCGCGGCCGCGCAGGGTTCGCAGGCTGACACCCTCGCTCTGTCCGACGCCTACGCCGCCGCCACGGCAACGGCAGGGGGCAGATCCCAGTCCGATGCGCTCACCCTGTCGGACGCCTACTCGGTCGCCGCCCGAGCAACCAAAGACTCGCTAGACACCCTCGCCCTGTCGGACGCCTATGCGGTAGCGGTGGCCTCCGTCGCGTCCGGCCGGACCCAGCTGGACACCCTGACCCTCTCCGACGCCTACGCCCGGGCGACCAGCGGGGGCGGCGGCGCCATCAACCAGACGTTCAAGGTCTGGAGCGGCACGGCTTGGGTCTACTGGAACGGGAGCGCGTGGGTATGATCAACGTCTCCCTACCCAACGATTTCACCCCCCGGGACTACCAGATCCCGTTCATGGACTTCATGGATAACGGGGGGAAGAAGTGCATGATGGTGTGGCATCGGCGCTCCGGCAAGGATCTCGCCGCCCTCCACCAGACCTGCAAGATGATGCACGAGCGGAAGGGCGCCTACTGGCACATCTACCCGACATTCGCCCAAGCCCGGAAGGCCATCTGGGAGGGCTTCACCAAGGAAGGAAAGCGTACCCTTGAGAACGTATTTCCGGGTTTTCTGGACCCGAAGCGACCCGGGTCCATCGTCAAGCGCAAGGACGAGCAGCAGATGGTCGTGGAACTCAAGTGTGGAAGCATCTGGCGCCTCCTGGGGTCAGATCGAGTGGAGGTCGTGGGCGCCGGACCCGTAGGTGTCGTCTACTCCGAATACGCCATCTGCTCGCCCAAGAGCACGAACCTCATCTCCCCTATGCTCCGGGAGAACGACGGTTGGGAAATCTACATCACGACGCCTAGAGGGGCGAACCACGCAAAAGACCTGTTCGACCGCGCCAAGGCGGATCCGAAGCTCTGGTATTGCGACATCAAAACCCTCTTCGATACCCGTGCGTATGACCCCGAGAAGACGCTAGCCGAGGAGCGTCAGAGCGGGAAGCCAGAAGCATTCATCAAGCAGGAGTACCTTTGTGACTGGACAGCCGCCCTCGTCGGCTCCGTCTGGGGCGATCTCGTCGACGAGGCCGGGAAGACCGGGGCCCTCGACGATTTCGAGCACGGCTACGACGACGTTTTCACTAGCTGGGATCTTGGCTTCACCGATTCCACGGTGATCTGGTTCTGGCAAGTGAAGGGAGGGCGCGTTGACCTCATCGATTTTTACGAAGAGCACGGGAAACCGCTTAGTCATTATTTCGATGTCATCGACGGGAAACCGTACCGATACATACGCCACTGGCTTCCACATGATGCCCGGCAAACTACTCTCGCGGCTGGGGTTTCGATTCTCAATCAATTCCTGCGAAAGTACCCTGGAGTGGTATCGGTTGGACCCGATCTCCCACTGTTGGAGGGAATTCAGGCCGCTCGATGGATGATCCAGAAGGGCGTGCGCTTCCACCCGCGCACCGCTGACGGGATCAAGTGCATCCGCAACTATCACTACGAGTGGGACGAGGATGACCGCGACTACTCGGCACGACCCGCCCATGATTGGTCGAGCCACGCCGCTGACGCTTTCCGGTATACTGCTGCCGTAGTGAAGGTATCGGAGATGCTAGGGAAAGGTGCTCCTACGCTGGTAGCCCCCAAGCCCAATGCGGTTCCTATCCACATGAGCTTCACGCTCGACCAGCTTCACGACGATCGAGCCATCTCCCTGTCGCAGCGCAAGAGGATCCCGTGACCGTCGAAAACAGCCAGAAGATCGAGTCAGAGCGCCAGTTCGACGACAGCCCGGAGGGGATTGCCTCGAAATGGTCCGTGGAGATGAAGGCGGCGGCCGACAATAGCCAGCCCTGGATCGACGCGGGCGACAAGACCGTCAAGCGGTTCCTCGATATGAGGAACGACCAGCGCAGCGAGGGCGACACCCGCATCAACCTCTTCTCCTCCAACGTCCAGACCCTTCAGGCCCTCATGTACGGCAAGGAGCCGAAGGTCGATGTGAAGCGGAAGTTCGCGGATCCGAACGACGACGTAGCCCGGATCGGCGGCGAAGTCCTCCAGCGTATGCTGAACACGGACATCGAGCGGGATAGCGACACCTACGCGACCGCTCTGGAGAACTGCCTCGAAGACCGGCTTATCCCGGGTCTAGGGCAGGCTAGGGTGCGCTACGAGGTCGAGTGGGAGGAGCACGACGATGTTCCGGCCATCCCGGATACAATCGACCAGGCTACCGGCCTGGTTCGCAAGGGAGCCCCGGCCTACACCCCGGATCCGTCCAAGAAGGAAGAGGACGTAGACACCGACTACGTGCATTGGCGGGATTTCCGCTGGTCGCCCTGCCGCACGTGGGACGAGGTTCGCTGGGTAGCCTTCAAGGCTCCGATGACGAAGGACGAACTGCGAAAGCGGTTCCCGGAGTACGGGGACAAGATCCCGCTGACCGGCACGAAGCACATCAACAAGGACGAGAACGACGGCCTCAAGAACGACCCGTGGTCCCGGGCCGATGTCTGGGAAATCTGGAACAAGGAAGACCGGAAGGTCTACTGGTGGGTAAAGGGATTCGACAAGATCCTCGACATCAAGGACGACCCCTACGAACTGGACGGCTTCTTCCCGTGCCCTAGGCCGCTCGTCGCGAACGTCACCACCACCAAGTTCATGCCTCGGGCCGATTTCGTATTGGCCCAAGACATCTACGACGAGGTGGATGCCGTTTCCACCCGGATCACCAACCTGGAGCGCGCCATCGCGGTGCGCGGCGTCTACGACAAGACGAACGAGGGCGTGAAGCGCCTGCTCTCCGAGACGATCGCAAACGAACTGATCGGCATCGAGGGATTCGAGGCGTTCAAGGAAAAGGGCGGCCTCGCCGGAGTGGTCGATTGGCTTCCGCTCGACGCAATCGTGAATGCACTCCAAGTGCTTCGGGATTACCGCTCGGAACTGATGCAGCTTCTCTACCAGATCACGGGGATGTCGGACATCATGCGGGGACAGTCGACCGCAGGAGCGACGGCCACCGAACAGTCCCTCAAGGCGAAGTTTGCCTCGGTGCGGGTGCAGCGTCTCCAGAACGATTTTGCACGGTTCGCCTCCGATATCCAGGCGCTAAAGGCCGAGATCATCTCGAAGCACGTAGACCCCGAGACGATCGCCAAGCGCTCCAACATCCAGTACATCGCGCAGCAGGATCAGCAGAGCGCCCAGCAGGCCATCGCCCTGATCAAGAGCGATTTCTACCAGTACCGTATCGAGGTGAAGCCGGAGTCCGTGTCCATGGCGGATATGGCCGCCGTGAAGGAGGAGCGTAGCGAATTCCTGATGGCGATGTCCCAGTTCCTCCAGAGCACGCTCCCGATGGCGGAAGCCGCCCCGTGGTCGATGCCGTATCTCCTCCAGGTGCTCCAATGGACGATAGCTGGGTTCCGTGGCGGTGCGACTATCGAGGGGGTGCTGGATCAGATGGTGCTCACCGCAAATCAGGTCATGCAGCAGGCCCAGCAGAACCCGCAGCCGAACCCCGAGCAGCAGAAGATGCAGATGGAGCAGCAGAAGATGGTTGCCCAGATGCAGATGGATCAGCAGAAGGCGCAGGTCGACATCCAGGCACAGCAGCAGAAGAACCAGCTTGAGATGGCGATCAAGCAGATGGAAGCGCAGATGCGGAAGCAGGAACTCCAGATGGAGATGATGGCTAAGGCGTTCGGCCTCCAGCTAGAGCAGAAGAAGCTCATGTTCGGCATGGAGGTGGAGCAGCAGAAGGCCCAGACCTCCCTCCAGCAAACCCAGATGGAGGGCGAGATCAGCGCCCGTCAGGCCGAGGCCGAGATTCGGGCCGACACGAAGAAGATGCTGCTCGACGACGCTAGCGCGTCCATGGAGCACGAGCGGGCCATCGCCAACCACGAGATGACGATGAAGCAGGCGAAGGAACAGCACGCCCAGAAGCTCTCCCAGAGCAAGGCCGCCAACAAGAACGCCGGAAGGAAGGAGTAGCCATGAGAAAGAGGTACGTCTACCGCCCGAGCCACCCGCAGGCGTCCGAGTTCGGGTTCGTGGATGCCGCCCTGCTGGGGCTGGAGGCCGAGGTGCTGGCTCTCAACGCCCCGGTCCTGATGGACCGCTTCTACGAAAACACTCAGGCTACCGATGGCACGGACATCGGCTCCCGCAGGAAGCATCGGGAATACATGAAGCGCACCGGGCTAGCGCCCTCTAGCGACTTCAGCCCTGGCTACTACGAGAACGTGAAGAAGTCAGATATCCGTGATGACAGCAAGGCTAGGCGAGATGCGGTCGCCCGGGCCACCTACGAAGTTCTCGACCGGAGGCGGTAATGGCTGACATCCAGGGAGCACTGGCGGCGATGTTGCGGAAGATGAAGGGACCGCCCGAGAAGCAGGAAGGCGTGGAGACGCGGGCCGTCAAGGCTCGGGAGGGGGCGGAACGCATCTCCAAGGTCATCCCGGAGGGAGCCTTCCCGCACGACGCGCTCTCCAAGAAGAGGGCCTACTACAAGGCCGTGGACGACACCGAAGACACGAAGTAACCACGCAGTTACGGGGGTAGCATGGTCATCGAAGACTCGAATCTCAGGGAAGATATCGCGGCCGCACTGGACTCCACCGAGCCCGAGGCTCCGGCAGTAGCTCCGACAGAGGCTCCGACAGAGGCCTCGGCAGAGGTCAGCGCCGAAGCCCGTATCGGCGAGACGCAGGAGCAGGCCGACGACCGCGCTAGGGACGAGAAGGGCCGGTTCGCCAAGTCGCTAGGTGAGAAGGCCCCCACCATCAAGACGGACGGGGCGAAGCCCCCGGAGGCCCAGAAGCCCCCCGAGGTGGCTCCGGTCACCCCGGAAGCCCCGGTGAAGGCCAAGCCCCCGGCGTCCTGGAAGCCTCTCGCCCGGGAGGGCTGGGACAAGGTGCCCCCGGACATCCAGCAGGAGGTCATCCGGCGTGAGCGGGAAACCGCCATGGCGCTCCAGGAGACGGCGGAAGCCCGCCAGACCCACCAGCAGTTCCAGAAGGCCATCGGTCCCTACGAGCACCTGTTCCGTTCCGAGGGTGTGGATCCCATGACCGGGATCAATAACCTGATGCGGACGACGGCCATGCTCGCCACGGGCCCCCAGCAGACCCGGGCTCAGATCGTCGCCGGGATCATCAAGACCTACGGGGTCGACATCGCTACCCTCGATGCGCTTCTTTCGGGTCAGGCCCCCCAGCAGGCTCCCCAGCAGCAGGCGCCGCAGGGGCCCATCCGGGATCCCCGCCTGGACGCCATTCTCCAGCAGGCCGAGGAGAGGACGAGGCAGCAGGCCACCCAGCAGCTTCAAGCCATCGAGGGCGAGGAGTTCTTCGAGGACGTTCGGATGGACATGGCCGATATCCTTGACCTTGCGTCCAAGAGGGGCTTCCAAATGTCGGCACAAGATGCGTATAATAAAGCCGTTGCGTTACACCCCGAGGTATCTCGGATTGTAGAGCAGCGGAGGGCCGCCGCGAATCAGAACGGATCCACGCAGCGGGCCAGAGTGGCAGCATCGAGTGTTCGTGGTAACCCGACAGCTGGTGTAGCGGCTCCATCGGGGGGTAGCTTGACGGACGACATCAACGCCGCGTGGGATTCGCTGAACACGCGACGTTAGTGGGAGCCTAGCGGCTCACCCACAAGATTAGGCCCCGCGACGGGGCGTGGCGAACGGGATTGGCCCGTCCACGCGCAAGTGTCGCAACCCTTTCCTTGTGGAGTGAACCATGGCTTTTCCGACTTCTGTCACGGACATCATCGCAACCACCATCGAGTCGCGTACCCGCAAGATCGCGGACAACGTGACCAAGAACAACGCCTTCCTGGCCCGCCTCCAGGAGCGCGGCAACATCAAGACCATCTCGGGTGGCTCCGTCATCCTCGAAGAGATCAGCTTCGCGGAGAACGGGAACGCCTCGTGGTACTCGGGATACGACCTCCTGCCGGTCGCCGCCCAGGATGTCATCTCGGCCGCCCAGTTCTACATGAAGCAGATCGCGGTCCCGGTGGTCATCTCGGGTCTGGAGCAGCTTCAGAACTCGGGTCGGGAGGCGATGATCGACCTCCTGGAGTCCCGCATCAACGTCGCCGAGGGCACCATGGCGAACCGTCTCTCCGAGGGCGTCTACTCGGACGGTACGGGATACGGTGGGAAGACCATCGTCGGCCTCGAAGCTGCCGTGCCGTACACGAACACGAACACCTACGGCGGCATCGACCGTTCCACCTGGACCTTCTGGAAGAACCAGATCAACACCAAGTCCGGTGGCCTCACCGCGACCGTCGTCCAGACGGCCATGAACGAGATGTGGGCGAAGCTGGTCCGTGGTAGCGACCGGCCGGACCTCATCCTCACCACGAACACCACCTGGGCCGCCTACATGGCGTCGCTTCAGGCCATCCAGCGCTTCACCGATCCCGGTCAGGCCAAGCTCGGCTTCCCGTCCGTGAAGTTCATGGACGCCGATGTCGTGCTCGACGGCGGAATCGGCGGATACGGAGTGGACTCCTCGTCCTCGCCGTTCACCTCGTTCTACTTCCTCAATACCAAGTATTTCCGGCTCCGTCCGCACAAGGACCGGAACATGGTCGCCCTGAACCCGACCCGTCGCTGGTCGGTCAATCAGGACGCGGAAGTGCAGATCCTCGCGTGGGCTGGCGCGGCGACCTGCTCGGGAGCCCAGTTCCAGGGCCGCCTCCAGATCACCACCTAAGCCCTCGAAAGGACTACTACCATGGCATACAAGTTCGTCGACCCCACCATCGGCAAGGACGAGGTGACCGTCACCGCCTCCTTCGCCACCTCCGCTGGCGTCTTCCCCAAGTACGGATTCGGGCAGACGGCTCTCGCCACCGACTCCGCTCTCGGCGCGGGCGTCTTCGTCTACGCCGCTGGCGGGGCGAACGTCGCCGCTGGCAACGCCGTCGTCTTCCGGGGCCTCGCTGGCTCCGTGTCGCAGTTGGGCACGGCCAGCAACGGCTCGGCCGCTAGGGTGGGCGTCGTCTACGCCGCCCTGTCGGCCTCCAACGTGGCGGGATGGGTTCAGGTGTACGGGCACGCTAGCCCGGTCACCGTGTCCTCGGCCGCTACTCTGGGTGACCTCTGCAAGATCGGCTCGACGGCGGGCTGCATCGAGCGGTCCCCGGCAGCCTCCGCAGCCGTCGCCAACCAGATCTACGGCGCCTACGTGGCGGGGGCTCAGTCGGCCTCCTCGGCGGCAGGCACCGTGTTCCTGAACTACCCCTACGTCGCAGGGGTGTAGCTAGCAGTAGCAGCAGGGGGACGCCGGGGAACCCCCGCCTCGGCGTCCCTTTTTCCGGGGGTAGCATGGGAGACAGCATGGCAATCAGTGCATCCGAAGCGGAAATGCAGGCCCTAGAGGCGCAGAACGGGGGGCGCCAGAAGAGGCTCCTCGTCCAGTTCTTCATGGATGCGGTCCAGAACGAGACGAAGACCATCGAGGAGGGGCGTCCCATCTTCGAGGACCACGAGTTCATCAAGAAGATGATTCCGGGTGACGCGACCTGCAACGTCATCCGGGAGGTGTCGAAGCGGGACACGCTGGAGTTCGCGGAGGAGTACCGGGCATTCAAGGCCGGTCTGGAGGCCCCGCTGGAGGGCACTCCGCTCACCACCATCCCGTTCATCACGAAGAGCCAGTGCCTGGAGATGGCGGCGGTTGGCGTGAAGACGGCCGAGCAGCTTCGGGATCTGTCGGACGCGAACGGCCAGAAGTTCATGGGCTTCTTCGGGCTGCGGCGGAAGGTGATCGCCTATCTGGAGTCGGCCGAAAAGGCGGCTCCTGCTCAGAAGATGCAGGCGGAACTGGCGAAGCGGGACGAGCAGATCGCCACACTGACGAAGGCGCTGGAGGCGCAGGGGCAGAAGATCGCGGAAATGAATACGGGCAAGGTCGCCCACAAGTAACGATCGTGACCACCTACCCACTCACAGAATTGGCGGGTGGGTAGGTGAAGCTCTACTTCCCGCTTGCTGGGTCTGGCGTATATCTCCCCACTCTGTGGAACAGCGCCACATACTTGCCGTGGGGAGGGGGGTCAGTTGCAAATCCCGACTCCCTGGTCAACGGCATCGCCCTTCCAGTTTACTACCTGTCTACTCAGGTACCGATTGGTAAATACGCCCCCGGAAGCTGGAGGATCATAGAGCCGTTCGCGGTTCCGCCATACGGGAGTGAGTCGATACCAGCTCGGGTAGTGATCCCTTTTAGTGGGAAAGGTCGAGTGATAGCTGGCCCGCAGCAGATTTTCTGTGCCGCAGTTGGGCTGTCGGAAGCGGGGGCCGTAACCCCAGCCAGAGTATTCCCAGAAGGCTATTTTGCGGCGTCTGGATTTGTCCAGATCCCTACTGCGGGGATATCTGGGGCAACCATGTTCCCGGGGTTCATCTACGTCTATCGGCCCAGTACAAATTCCGTAGTCGGGATCGTGGCGGTGCCGAAGTTTAGCACGGCTAACGTGATGGACAACATAACGTCCTACGGGTCTAGTCGTGCGTTTGGCGGGTCTGATCGCGGAGGCGAAAAGTATTTCACTTCATGGACCCAGACATGGACGACCACCATGATGGGGCTTTACTGGAACCTTAGCAGCGTGAATGCGCTCGCAGGAGATCTAGTCGTATATGAGATGTGGGGCAG